AGTAAGTAGAAGGAGTCTATTAGATGCCAAGACCAAAGCCGCCTGAGCCCCTTATAGGAAGGCAGATACGACTAAGCGATAGGCAATTCCATATTTTTAATCACTTAGGTGGCGCTGAGTGGTTAAGGGATTTGTTGGATAAGAAAGACCCATTCCCTAAAAAATATTATGAAAGGCTGAAAGATGACGACAGGAATCGAGAATCTAAAACTAGAACAACAACGCAAGGGGCGGGGGTTAGGTAAGAAACCCGCGCTGTTTTGTACGAGCTTGCGTCTACCAAAGGATGTGATGGATTATTTCAACACAAACTTTGCGTATACAAAGCAAGCCAAGATGAGAGAAGTTCTTACTGAGTACGTTAACAACCAAACAGGAAATAAATCATGATCGAATTAGCAACAATACCAAAAGCAACCAAGTCAGCACAAATCCGTAACTACGTTGCGGCAAACCCTAAAGCTAAGTCAGCAGACGTAGCCAAGGCGATAGGCGTAACCCCTGCGTATGTAGCCACAGTAATGTGGACTGCGAAGAAGAAAGCCAAGGTAGCGAAGAAACTCGGGGGCATGCAAAAGAAGAAAGCCATGACCGACAAATCTAACTGGAAGCAGTTGGGTTTGTTTAAGTCAAACGCGCCTATTGATGACATAAAAGTGGGTAGCATAGTAGGAGGTCTAACGCTAACTGATGTGGGCAACGATAAGGTTCGATGGACTAAAAGCGACGCAGTGAATCACCCTGCTCATTACAAAGTAGGTGGAATCGAGACGATCGACTTCATTGAAGCTAAGAAGCTCGGGTATAACCTTGGCAACGTAGTGAAGTATCTGACACGTGCCGACCACAAAGGCAACCGCAAGCAAGACTTAGAGAAAGCCAAGTGGTACTTGGAACGTGAGTTGAGCACCATGTCCTAACATTTGTTAGGGAAACCACTAGCCACCCTCGGGTGGCTTTTTTACGTCTGTACTATTGACAAAGTAAAAACTTATGTTATTATTAAGTTTGAAAATAACTGGAGTTAGTCATGAGGTATGAAGACGCAAGATTAGAAGACAACATATTACTCTGCCCTCAGTGCAACAGTAACAACCTACACCAAACCATAGTCACAGTCTTCAATCGTGACGAAGATGGCAAGCACACAGAAGTTACGTGTGTTCAAGCACATACTGACACATCCACTGTACTGATTACTGATGAAACCACAAGCAACCCAAGCCCTCGGCGTCACGGCATGCTGATTGAGTTTTGGTGCGAGCATTGCTTTACCGAGCAAGAAGGTGAATACATACACGACAAGTTAATCCTAGCTATGTATCAGCACAAGGGTTTAACTCTAATAGAGTGGGTGAAGTAATGGCAACGACACCTGAAGCCAAGGTCAAAGCAAAGATCAAGGCAATCCTCAAAGCCCACAACATCTACTACGCCATGCCTATTGGTACTGGCTACGGCAACAGTGGCGTCCCCGATTTTCTATGTTGCGTGAATGGCAAGTTCTTGGCAATCGAAGCCAAGGCGGGTAAGGGTACAACTACCGCACTGCAAGAGAAGAATCTTAAGGCTATCCGAGAATCCGGTGGCGAGACTGCGGTCATCTACGAAACAAACGTAGCCTACCTAGAAAAGTGGGTGAAAGAAAATGCCAATTAGTCGACAACAGTTGGTTAACGAACTACTACCCGCACTAGATAAGTTATTCGGACAAACGTATGCAGAACTTAATCGCACCGAGTACCACATGAAAAGAAGGTACGGCAAATGCACCATATACCGATGGGATTTTGTTAATGGCAAACGAACAAGCATGACCCTAGCCAAAGGCTTAGACCTAGAGGAAGCCACAGGCATGATGAAGCTATTGAAAGACCCCGCATGAACATATTAACAATCGACTTCGAGACGTACTATTCTCGTGAGTTCTCCCTAACAAAAGTTACCACTGAGGAATACATTCGTAGCCCACAGTTCGAAACTATTGGCGTAGCCGTACAGATCAACGATGGTGAGCCCGAATGGTTCAGTGGCGATGGTGAATCCATGCACCAGTTCCTTACCCGATTCGATTGGGCAAACAGTTTGGCGTTAGCGCACAACGCCCCGTTCGATGGTGCAATTTTGAAGTGGGTCTACGGACTCAGCCCCAAAGGTTGGCTTGATACCTTGTCTATGGGCAGAGCTTTGCATGGCACGAACGTAGGTGGAAGTTTGAAAGTCTTGGCCCAACATTATGAATTGGGTGAAAAAGGAACTGAGGTTGAGAACGCCTTGGGTCTGCATCGTGCCGACTTCAGCCCCGAACAGTTAGAGCGTTATGGTGATTACTGTAAGAATGACGTTACGCTTACGTGGGAATTGTTTAACGCAATGTCCGCTGGCTTCCCGCCTATTGAGTTGCGTCTGATTGATTTGACTGTGCGCATGTTCACCGAGCCTGTGTTGCAGTTGAATGGTGATCTCATTAAAGATCATTTGTTGCGGGAGAAGCAACGCAAAGAAGAACTGCTTGAGAACTTCGACAAAGACGATCTGATGAGCAACTTAAAGTTTGCGGTCATCTTGGAAGGCTATGGTGTATCACCGCCGATGAAGGTCAGCCCCGCTACCGGCAAACAAACCTTTGCGTTTTCCAAAACAGACGAAGAGTTCAAGGCGTTGCTTGAGCATCCGAATACTCAGGTTCAATCTTTAGTGGCAGCGAGATTGGGTACTAAGTCTACGATAGAAGAGACAAGGACTGAAAGGTTTCTTGGTATTTCTGAACGTGGCTCACTGCCTGTACCCCTACGCTACTATGCGGCGCACACTGGTCGTTGGGGCGGGGATGACAAATTAAATCTGCAGAACCTACAACGCAACTCACCCCTGAAGAGAGCAATCATTGCCCCGGACGGATACATGATGATTGATTCAGACTCATCACAAATTGAAGCCCGTACGCTTGCATGGCTTGCGGAACAGGACGACTTAGTTGACGCATTTGATAGGGGCGAAGATGTATACAAAATCATGGCATCTGCTATTTATGGCAAGGATGTATCGCAGATTACGAAAGACGAAAGGTTCGTTGGAAAGACCACCATCCTTGGGTGCGGATACGGCATGGGCGCGGCAAAGTTTCAGGCGCAACTCAAAAACTTTAATGTGGCGATTACGTTGGATGAATCAAAGAGGATTATCGACACGTACCGCGCAACGTATCCGAAAATTACTGAGCTATGGAAATCTGCGGCGACAGCACTCAAAGCAGTATTACAGAATCAGCAGACAACGCTTGGGCGAGGCGGTATTTTAAAGATTGAGGGTAGTGACGGCATCCTATTACCTAATACGCTTTACCTACGCTATCCCAACCTGCGTGTAGTAGAGAACGAGGAAGGGAAATCCGAGCTGGTGTATGACACCAAGAAGGGCAAAGCAATTATCCCAACACGCATTTATGGTGGCAAGGTAATTGAGAACGTGTGTCAAGCCTTGGCTCGGATTGTGATCGGTGAGCAGATGCTAATGGTTGCAAAGAAGTACCGAGTCGTGATGACTGTGCATGATGCCATCGCTTGTATTGCACCCGAAGCAGAAGTTGAAACAGCCAAAGAGTACATTGAGATGTGTATGCGCACCCGCCCGGATTGGGGCATGGAGTTACCACTGAACTGCGAAGCAGGATACGGAGCAAGTTATGGAGAATGTTAAGAAAATTTCAAGGGTACGACTTAGTTCCGTTGTTTCGTTTGCGTTACTGGCGGGACTTATTCCAGATGGTCAAGAAGAAAAAGACATTGATGAAATTGAGATTCGCGGTGACTTCGCTAATCTGTTGCAGTTTGTAGAGCTTATGTACCAAACCAAAGAAGATGATGAACATCTTGAAGAGTTCCTGAAGAAAGGGTTGGATGACTTATGACGATGCGCATACTGTGGAAGTACATCAATAAGAGAACAAGAGACATTCACTTTTCGTGGGAGCGTTGGGATAGAGGTGACGCCTACGGATTTTGGGAATTTAGATTACCACCTGAGCAGGAGTAACGAATGAGGGACATGGAGAAAAGAAGAGCGTACATGAGAGCGTACCGCGAAGCCAACAAAGAAAAAGTGGCGGCTTGGGCACGTGAGAACGGCAAGGTCTATCGTGAGAAAAATAAAGAAAAACTTGCGGAACGAAAAAAGGCGTATGTTGAAGCCAACAAAGAAAAAGTAAAAGCACAGCAATACGCATGGCGTGAAGCTAACTTAGAACATGTAAAAGCACGAGTAAAAGCCTACGGCGAACAATACCGCAAAGCTAACCGAGATAAAGAATACGCCCGACAAAAAGCATGGATAGAGGCGAACCGAGAACACATATCTGCGGTAACAAAAGCTTGGCGTGAAGCTAACAAAGATCGCATAGAAGCGCGTATGAAAGAATACGCACCAAAATACCGAGAGGCCACAAGAGAACAACGTATTGCATATTACAAAGCACGCAATCAAGCGGCACCCGATTCATATCTTATCCGAGGAGGAAAACCTAAACCACCACAAGAACTAATTGAAGCAATGAGAATAAGTCTATTTATTAAACGCAAACTAAGGGAAACAGAAAATGAACCATATCAGTGAACTCACAACAGAATTGTCCGCACTCTACGAAGGACTGAAGAACGGCACGATCGAAACAAAGATTGCCGCTGAGATGAATAACACCGCAGGGAAAATCATCCACGCTCAGCGCGTACAGCTAGAGTATGCAGAGCTACGCAAAGAGCAACCGGATATTTCGTTCATGAAGACCAAAGCTAAACCAAAGGCAAAGGTGGAAGCATGACAGATGAAGAGAGGGAAATGGATTTGAACATCGCCGACTTGGAAGTTGAGAACCGACTGATGCGAGCGCGTATAGCTAGGCTAGAACGTGTTGAGTCTGCGGCTAAGGCCGTGGTGAATTCGTTTACCAACAGCATCGACTACGACAGTTGGGATAAAGCACTTGATAGATTAGAAACCATATTAAAGGAGAAACCATGAAAGATAGCACCGAAATCCAAGCGTTCCCCGATGAGAGAAACTTTGGCATCAGCATACGCGATTATTTTGCGGCAAGAGCCTTGCAAGGTTTTTTAACTGGAGATTACGATTTGTATCCGCACGAAGCGGCACAAAAAGCGTACGCAATTGCGGACGAAATGCTAAAAGCGAGGGAGGAATGACTTGGCCTTTTCCACCATTCCCAAACCCCAAGGACAAGGGCAACCGAGTTCCTAAGTTCAACCCTGACAACCATGAGGATGCACCGCGATGAATGATTGTCCAAACTGTGAGTACCATAGGAAACGAGCACAACTGTGGCGTGATGAAGCCTACAAGCAAGCAGGGCATCCACTACCTGATTATTTGCCTACTGTACGTAACGACGTATTGGAAGAGATAGCCAAAGAGATTGAGAAGATGAAAGCATTTGGTAGCGACACAACCTCAAGCTTTGCGGTGTACATACGGAGCATGAAGCAATGATTAAGTACGACGGGTATGACGAAGCGATTATTGGGCCAGCAAGCATTTGGCGTGACAATACTATGGTATCTGTATTAGTATATGACGCAGAGAAAATACGGGAAGTCCTCATGCGAGACGGCATGGATGCCGAGGAAGCGCGGGAGTTCATTGAGTTCAACATTGAAGGCGGTTACATAGGGATTGAAACCCCTGTGCTAGTTTGGCCTAACGATATATGGGATGAAGAATGAGTATTGTTTGGTCATTCAGTAGCCTGAAAACATTTCAACAGTGCCCTAAGAAGTACTACCACACCAAGATAGCCAAGGACATTGTTGAGCCGGACACACAGGCAACACTGTATGGAAAGACAGCTCATACTGTGGCGGAGGAATACATTCGAGACGGAACCCCGATCCCTGAACAGTTTGCGTATATGCAAGCTACCTTAGACGTATTAAAAGACATCCCCGGAGATAAGTTATGCGAAGTAAAACTTGGGTTGACGAAGAACTTAGAGTCGTGCGACTTCGATGCTCCGGATGTATGGTGGCATGGGGTAGCGGATTTGGTGATTATCAATCGGACTACGGGAACGGCACACTCCATAGACTACAAGACGAGCAAGAGTGCGAGATATGCGGATGTGAAGCAACTCGATCTTGTCGCTTGTGGATTATTCGCCAAGTTTCCGGAAATCAAGAGGGTGAAGTCGGCTCTCTTGTTTGTAGTCAGCAAGGAATTCGTGAGGGCTATTCACCACTCGGAGATGATGCCAAAGTACATAGAACCCGCCGCCCGAGACGTAGCAAGAATTGAGGCGGCGTTAGATAATGGGGTATGGAATCCAATCCAAGGCCCACTGTGCAAGTTCTGTTCAGTGAAAGAATGTGAATACAACAGGAACTAATATGCCCTACGTAAACAAACCCCGCCCCTATAAAAAAGAATATCAGCAGCAGATTGCTCGTGGTGAAAGCCCAGATCGTTTAGAGCGTCAGCGTGCTAGAGAAGGTATAGATAAAAAGAATGCAGACCAAAACAAAGATGGACGTGCTGATGTACGCGAAGGAAAAGATGTTGCTCACATCAAGGCTCTATCTAAAGGTGGCTCCAACAAAAACGGAGTCAAGCTTCAAACGCCATCAGCCAATCGCTCGTTCAAACGCGCATCAAACCACAAAGTCGTATCAGAAGTAAGCACCAAGGAACGTAAGAAAAAATGAACCTATCAGAGTATACGTGGCCTCGTCCCCCGGGGTTCACGCCGTTCGAGCATCAGAAGACAACAGCAGAGTTCCTTACAACAAACCGCAAGGCGTTCTGCTTCAATGAGCAGGGTACAGGTAAGACAGCATCAGTAATTTGGGCAGTCGACTACCTCATGGCTCTTGGATTAGTGAAGCGTGTATTAGTGATCTGCCCTTTGTCGATCATGAAGTCGGCTTGGCAGAATGACTTGTTTAAGTTTGCCATCCACCGCACCGTGTCAGTTGCTTATGGAGCCGCACGTAAGCGCAAAGAAATTGTGAACGCTGGTGCCGAGTTTGTTGTCATCAACTTTGATGGTGTTGGCATCGTCAAGAAAGAAATCATTGCCGGTGGGTTTGACCTTATCGTAGTGGATGAAGCGTCAGCCTATAAGAACGCGCAGACCGAGCGTTGGAAAGACTTGCGCGATCTAACAAAAGTTATAAAGGGTCTGTGGATGTTGACTGGTACGCCTGCCGCACAGTCACCTGTGGATGCTTACGGATTGGCAAAGCTTGTGAACCCCAAGGGTGTATCGCCATTCTTCGGTCAGTTCAGAGACACAGTGATGATGAAGCTCACTATGTACAAGTGGATACCCAAGCCAACTGCACAACTCATCGTGCACAAAGCACTGCAACCCGCCATCCGGTTTGAGAAAGCCGACTGCCTCGATTTGCCGCCTGTTACGTTCGTTGAGCGAGATGCACCATTAACACCGCAGCAGATTAAGTTCTACAACATACTAAAGAAGCAGATGCTGATTGAGGCCGCTGGTGAAGAAGTATCAGCAGTCAACGCCGCCGTACAAATTAATAAACTCTTGCAAATAGCTGGAGGTGCGGTGTATACGGATACGGGCGAAGTGGTTGAATTTGATGTGAGCAGTAGGCTCAACGTTGTGCAAGAAGTAATTGAAGAGTCAAGCCACAAGGTGCTTGTGTTCGTTCCGTTTACGCATACGATTGAATTACTCGAGAAGCACTTACAGAAACACAACATTACATGTGAAGTAATTAACGGCTCGGTTCCTGTAAACAAACGCTCAGATATTGTCAAGCAGTTTCAAGAGCAACCTGAACCAAAAGTATTAATCATCCAACCGAAAGCGGCCTCACACGGGTTAACTCTAACTGCCGCTAACACAATCATTTGGTATGCTCCATGCACAAGTGTTGAAACGTACTTGCAAGCCAACGCACGTATCGACCGCCCCGGGCAAGTCAACAACATGACTGTGGTGCACATCAAGGGTAGTCCCATCGAGGCTAAGATGTACACGATGCTTCAGGGCAACATCAACAACCACCAAAAAGTAATTGATCTATACAAGCAAGAAATTTCTTCGGAAACTCTTGACAATGTAAAAAGTTAGAGTACACTTGTATTTGTGTGGCAGTAGTGGGTAACGGGTTAGCGCCGTTGCACTGGCTTCCTTTCATTTCGTAGGACGAAACACTGCTTCATGTGAACTGCTACTGTCACACACTTAACCATTAGGAGAATTAGATGATTGAAGAAATTCAAGAACAAACAACCCCCCTAGATTTAGGTAAGCTAACCTCAATCTACATCAAGATCAGAGACAAGCGTGCCGACAACAAGCGCATGTTTGAAGCTGAAGACACAGACCTCAAAGAGCAAATGGATGTTTTAGAAGCACAGATGCTCGATGTATGCAAAGACATGAATGCTGATAGCATTCGCACCCCACACGGCACAATCATTCGCTCGGTAAAGTCACGGTACTGGA